CTGTAACATTAGTAGCTGGGAAAAGTCCATGGTCTTTACTTGCAACTTGTTGTGTCTCAGCTGAACGTGAGAAAGAGTGAGCAGTAGCATATCCTAATGCTTTAGTAACACCATTAAGCTCTAAGAAAAGTTGCATTTCATCACCTTTTACTATGTTGTTTGCCATAATTTTAATATAATATTATATTTTTATGTTTTAGTTTACATTGAAACTGAATTGAATTCTTTGTATATAAGCATCATCTAAAGTCTGTTCATATACTTGATCCACTCTTATAGGGTCAATATGTATTGTATCATTGTACCAACGGTAAGTCTCAAGAGAATGACGTACTGCATTTGCTATATTCAAAGACTCAGTATAGTCATTAGATACTATTACAAATTCAAATGTAGCACGGTTATCACAAATACCATCTTTTGTATATGATGGGATCAAGTTAGTCCTAGAATACACTATAAAAGGAAATGTAGTGTCAGCATTTGCAATCAAAGGGAATATCTTCTCTTTTGGCAGCATTGCCATTAATTCATCACTTTCTATAAGAATTTGTCTTAAATATTTACCTGCTAATATTGAATTATCCATGTTTTGTATTATGTATTATTCCAAGCTTTGTCAATCATAGCGAAAAGAACTGATTCAAATGTGCTTGTAGCATTTGAACTTGCACCATCAACAGCTGTGTTGAAGAAAGAGTATTTGCCATCAGGTATCTTACCAACAAATCTTTTCTTCTTTAAAGCTTTACCATTGACTTCGGTCTGATAACGGTCTTTAGTACCATTCTCAAAGAATCTAAGCCTGAAAGTACCAGATTTCTTGTTTCTAGTACCCATGATATGTACTTTTACTTTGTCTTCAACTTCATCAGCCTTGCTCATCATTATACCATCACGTATTAAGTCAGAGTATAATGGATTAGGAGCATTTGATATACCTGATGAGTCAAATCCTTGTTGTACAGCTTTCTTAAGTACCATTGCACCAGCTTTCAAGGCTTTTATCTTAGATGCATGGAAAGCTTCACCAAATCCATTGAGTGTTGCTTTTATCTCTTTATTGTCAATTTTTAATTCTATTCCATTATTCATATAATCACTCGTTAACCAAAGTCGCTATGATGCACTTATCGTTATAAAATTTATCTGGAGCTATTGATTCAATCTGCCAGAATTTACCATCATACTTAATCCTGTTTGGCTCACTTACTGGAACATAATATCTGACAATAAATGTTCTTGTACGAGGATAGAATACCTCATCATTCTGATTGACTTTATTACCAGAGTTATATCTTACATTTGCTCTTGTAGTATAAGATTTTGTCCATGTCTTAGTTGTATCACCATAGTCAGAAGTACTTACTGTATATTCCCAGATTTCAATTTGTTCTCTAAGTATTCCTGCTTTCATTGTCAAATTTGATTAATTTCTAGGTATGTTCATCCAAGCATAGTTCCTATACATAGAGCATATATAGAAGAATGCATCTGGTATCTGGTTGTCTCCACTACCACGGTTGTCATAGAAATACTCTATAAGTAATTTCATTGCATGTTTTAATGTAGGTGGTAGTTCACCATCATTTTCACTTACAACATCTTCAAGTGTCTTATCAAGCTGCTTAGCAACCATAGCTTCAGCTGTATCACCTAAAGCAGTAAGGTAAGTGTCATCATCATGAAAATCTGTATCTATAATCAACTGTTGTTTTATTTCATCTAATGTCAAATATTCCATTTAAAGTTGTAAGTGTATAAATTTAAAAGAGGATAAGAGGATATTGAGTCCCTCTTATCCTCATAAAATATATAGAATTAATATGAATGAAATATATTTCGTTCATATATATGTAATGTAATTACATTAATATGAATGAATTTAAATTCATTCTATATGTTATATTCTATTAGGCAACTGTCTTACCAAATGTGAATGCTTCACTACGTACAATCTTAGCATCAAAATAAGCATTGATTACAAGACGTACACAACCATTTACAGATTGTGTATATGGATCAACTGTGATCTCCACATTTCCCCACTGACCTACTGCTAAGTTATCAAAGTTACCATATACATAGTTATTAGCAGCGATATTAGAAGTAACAACTGTTGGAACACCATCCATTTCACCGTTCTCAAATATCATTCCAGTAGCATTAGTTCCTTTAATTGTTGTACGATAGAAAGCTTTTGTAGTTGGAGCCATTAAGTACTTCATTTCACCAGTAACATTTGCAGCTTCAACAGTAGCTTCAGCAGCAGCAATTTTAGCAAATGTATCATTCTTAGCAACAGTAGCACCATAGAAAATACCAGCAGGCTTAGTTGTATCACCAGCAGCTGAACCAAGTACAGTAGCTTCAAGCTTGTCAGTAAGAGCATTTATAATATCTCTACGGATAGCTTCCTCTGCACCAAGAGAATCCTGAGCGATAAGTTGTTTACTAACATCAACGAACGCGCATAATCTGTGAGGAGAAAGAACAACATTAGTGAATGTGTTAGAGCTTGCACCAGCAGCACCAAGTTCACTTTGCCATCCAACTTGTCCTTTACCCATTACAGGAATAGAGATATCTCCCATAGGTAAGTTCTTATACCAACGAACTCCTAATTGTCCAAGTACAGATTTAGCATATAAAGGTTCCCAGATCGATTGTAATTCTGTGGCAATAATATTGTCATGAACACCATTTTCACCAGTTACTTGAACTGCACGTTGTTCTCCTAATTTAATACTCTTAATGTTGTTCTCAAGAGCATAACGTAATTCTTTAACTAATGAATATTTTTCCATATTCTTTTTATTTCTTTTATTTTTGTCTTCTTTTTTGTCTGGATCTTCATCCTCTTCTTTTACTTCCTCTGGAAGCTCTTCTTCATAAGATTTAAGCTCTTCTTCTAATTCTTTGAGCTCTCTTTTCTTATCTTCAATATCTTCTTTTAATTCATCAAAACGTTTCTTTTCCTCTTCGTTCATTTCACGTTGCTCTTTCTTGCAAGTATCAACTATTGAACGGCATTCAAGAACCATTTCATTGATTTTGTCTTTTAATTCAACTGAATTCATATATTAGAATTAAGATATATATTTAATTAATAATGAAATCTTAACTATTTCATATAGTTAATAATAAACATTTTATTACAATTTTGCTAATTCTTCTATTTCATTTAGTTTTTCATCTAAATCTGTGTTGATTTTTGCTATTCTTTCATTCTCTAAAGCATCAATCTTGTCTTTAGCTCTCTTAAATACTTCAGTGTCAGTGTAGGCCGGTGTCCATACCACTGATATGTCAAATAAAGCTGCAATCTTGTGTATAGTACGGAAATAAACACCATCTTTTGATTCCCATGTCTCTGCTTCATCATCATTTGGGTCTAAAGCAAAAGCAAAAGAGCATTTGTTTATATCACCTCTTTTCATATACTCAAGGAGTTCATCACCTAAAGCTGTATTAGGAACATCAAACTCAAACTTAAGTCCTTTCTCATCAACAGAAAGTGATAATGAACCTTGAGTTTTATTTGAACGTGCAAAAACCTTGTTCATATCATGATTGAAAGTAGCAAATATATCACATTCGTCTACTAATTCTTGTGTTATAGCACCTCTTTCTATAGTCTCATAGAAACCTAAGAATTCAGACTGAGAATCAAATACCATAGCATAGCCTTCAACGTGGCGAGAATTACCATCTTCAGCAGCTCTTAGCTCTATATTTCCGAGATTACGAATCTCCTTCTCCATCTTTTTCATTGTTATTATCAGGTTTATTTATTGTGTTGTCATCAATATTAGTATAAGGGATTATAAGCTTGTCTGCATCATCCATCTTATTGAAACCAAGTATTCCTCTTGCTTCATTTACAGTGATTATACCTCCTGATACAAGAGTGTTAAGATAATTTGCTTGTGACTGTTTGTCTGACTTTAATTTGAAATTCTCATCAAGATTGATATACAAGTATTTCTCACTTGGCTTGATAAGCTTTCTAGTCATCTCTTCTTCACACATGATAATATATGGTGAAAGAGTATGTGTTACAAACTCAAGCAATGTAGCTTCAATAGTTGAATAGCTTGAATGTGATAAATCACCAACCATTACAGGTGATACATTGAAGAAACGGCATACATCTTGCAAGTTGAATAGTCTTGATTCTAGTAATTGTGCATCTTTAGAGTTAGAAGATACAGGTGTATATTCAAGTCCACCAGTTACAATAGCAATACCATTACCATTCTTTCCTTGTGACATTCTCCATGATGAAAGAATCTCACTAGACTGTTCACTTGTCACTTTCTGTCTTGGATCAGAAGTCTTAAGAATACCACTTACATGGCATCCACTAGAGAAATATCTCTCTGCTGCATCTTCTGTATATCCAGCAAGCTTCAAAGTGTCTTTAGCATATTGTATTACACCAATACCATGTACACCATCTTTTGAGTTCTTTATGAAATGCAGCATATTGATAGGCTCAATCTTGCTTGCTTTCAACTGTGGTACTAAATAGTAATAATTCTTTACATCAAAGTCATTGTACATGATTGATACTGTGCCATGAGGACAATATACTAGTTTCTTTGGTGTACCAGCACCATCACGCTCAATATAAGCAAATCCATCACCATACAATAGCATGTCTGTAATCATCATCTTTATCAGCATGTATTTTGTCAATAAAGAGTTGTTGAACATATCATATACTGCATGAGTTGGAAGTGTAGTTGTCTTTCCTTCTTGTTCTGTATTCACATTTACAGGAAGCTCTGCGACTGAATTACTTATAAGCTCAATACAAGCAAAAACACTTGAAAGACTCATTGTTGGAAGAGAATTAAGACTGTTGAAAATAGTCCAACCTGTTCCACCTAAGCTCTGGTTTATGTCTTGATTAAGGGTAGTAATTACTTCATCTCCTGAACGGAATATCTTATTAAACCATCCCATTGTTATATAATAATAAATATATTTATGAAATTATTAGACATATATCTTATTTAAGATAAATGATAACTTACTATCCAATTTGCTAATTCTTCTACTCTAGCAACCAAATTATTATATGAATCAATATCAACTTTATTTTCTAATTTCTTTTGTAATATATATGGTGTACCTGTTTTTGTATCTGCAATATAGATGTAACCATTTTTTGTAATATTTAAAGCACTATGTCTATTAGTACTGTTTGAACCATTACCAACAACAAATAAAGAACTATTATCACCTTCTATAGTGGTATAATAGTCATATGAAATATAATTATATTGTCCAAATACAGCTGAATTATTAGTTCTTGAAACCAAACCCTCACCTACACAAATTGAATTAGAAACCACTGCTTTTTGATCATATCCTGCATATCTGTTATGTGCAAAATCAATGTTATATCCAGCAACAATACTATTTAATGTAAAAATACCATTTTTTCTATCTGAATCACTGCTGTCATATTTTTCACCAACAATTATTGAATTTCGTCCACCAATGTTATATTTTCTTGGAAATCTTCCAAATATTATTAAACCATTTGAATCAGGATACATAGTTCCTTTTTGTACGGGAGTTGTAATAATCATATTTGGATTGTATATTCCATTTTGTACTAAAGGATATTCATTATATGAAAATGAATTATAATAATTTATAAAATATCCTTTATTTAAATAATTATAACTTATTTCTGTTTTTGTATATGTATTTTCTATATCTGCTTTTTTGTCTAATTCTTCTGTCATATAACTAATTGTTGCGTAACTATTCAATACAGAATAATCTACTTCACCAGTTGGTCCTTGTGGTCCAGTCTCACCTTGGATTCCTTGAGGTCCTTGAGCATGAACATTAGTGTCTGTATCACCAATAAACCAATTACCTGTAACAGAGTCTATATGAGGTGTAATACCATCTTGTCCATTAGTT